GATGACGAAAAGCAGACCGATGTTTATTGGCTCTGCTGGGAAGCAATACGTCGGTCGGGTGAAACCGTTAAACCCTTCGGAGAAGCATTCCTTGAGACATTGACGCGAGTCGAGGTCCTCGATGATGACCCTTTGGAGTAACGCGGGAGTCCTTCACCTATCTCGTAGCGAGACTATCGCTTGAGACAGGACTCTCGCCACAGACTTTAATTGAACTAGATCACACAATGTTCAGGACTTTAATTCAAGCCTTGAAAGACAAAGCGAAGGAGCAAGCCGATGCCTACAGAAGTAAAAGGCGCTAGAAACCTTCGCAAAGCCATTAAGAAATTCGAACCTGATCTAGCAAAAATGACCACTAAAGAAATGGCTGCGGCTTTAAAGCCTATTACTAATAAGGCTCGTGGTTTTATGCCATCTAACTCTCAGATGTTATCTGGTTGGACTTCTGCTAGTTCTTCAGGCGAAACAACTAATTATCGCCATTTTCCAAAGTACGATCAAACGGAAGCCAGACGCGGAGTCAAGTATTCAACTACTCCATCTCGGCCTAATCGCAGCGGCTTCGTGTCTTTAGCTCGTATTTTAAACACTTCTGCCGGTGGAGCGATATACGAAACAGCAGGACGCAAAAGCCCTAACGGTCAACCATCTCAAGAATCTACTCGCGGCAAATTTACCGATTACATTGACACTTCAAACAAAGTCAATAAATCACTTAACCCGAATGCTGGCAAGCAGTTTATTAACAGGTTTAACTCACTTGGACAATTGGTCAATGCTCGACCACGCCAAGCAGGGCAAAGAGGCCAAGTATCTCGCAAGATGACTGGTCGTGTAATTTTTAGGGCTTACCAAGAAGATCAAGGAAGAGTTAAAGCTGCTGTTATCAAAGCAATAGGAAATTCTGCTATTACTTTTAATGCTAGGACTGGTACTAAATAATGGCCGCTGATGTCAATATAGTCATTGCTTCGGAGTTCGTTGGCAAGAAGGCTTTTAAAGAAGCCGATACTGCAACCTCTAGGCTAACTAAACAAGTTTCAAGTCTAGCCAAATCTTACATCGGTCTCATCGGTGCTCAAAGACTTGCTCGAAGCTCATTTAATGCAGTAAAGGCATTTGCTGAAGATGACAAAGCCGCACGATTACTAGGCAACACTTTAAAGAATTTAGGACTTGGCTTCGGCGAAAACGCACTCATAGTCAATGCTTACATCTCCTCACTAGAGCGCCAAACTGGTGTGCTCGATGATGATCTTCGTCCAGCAATGGATCGCTTGCTTCGAGCAACTGGAGACGTAAGCAAGTCTCAGCAGCTACTTAGTCTGTCACTAGATATAAGCGCAGCAACAGGCAAGAACCTTGCTCAAGTATCACAAACCCTTCAGAGAGCCTACCTAGGCAATACTGCCTCACTTAGCCGCTTAGGAGTAGGGTTAACTAAGGCTGAACTCGCTTCATTATCCTTCGAGGAAATCCAAAACAAACTCTCATTATTGTTTGCTGGATCAGCAACAGAAGCAGCGAATACTTACTCAGGCTCACTTGCCAAGTTAACTGTGGCATCTGAAAACGCCAAGGAAGCCATTGGCCGCGGCCTAGTCGATGCTCTATCTGTGCTCGGTGGTGGCGGAGAAGGCGGACTTCAAAACATAATTAACTTAATCGACAAAGCCTCTACAGGGCTTGAAACCTTTACTCGTCGATTTGGCGTAGGACTCGCCCAGGCTAGGGCTTTGCTATCTGGCAACTTTAGCCAATTTGCAGCTATTGGCAGAGCAGAGTTAAACCGAGGCAGAGGCTCTTCTGCCATAATTCCATCTATTGCAGCTGAACTTAGAAAAGCAGCAATCGAGAAGGCAGCAGTCAAGCGCACAAAAGAGCAAAGCACAATCTTGGCTAAAAATACTAAAGCGATCAAAGAGCAGACAGCGCTACAAAAGGCTGGCACTTTATTTGATGTTGAGCAGACTCAGATCATTGCTGCCCTTAAAGGCAAAATTAGCGAAGATGAGCGCAAGCGTTTAGAGCTGCAACTAGCCCTTATTACCGGCAACACAACAGAAGCATCTAAACTCGCTAGTGAAATCGGTAAGGCTCAAGGCCTTAGCCAAGGATTGATCAACTTCTTAAAAGACTTGCCAGATGCCAACAATCCTTTCAAGGGCTGGAAAACCTACCTTGATGCTATCGAAGCGCAAGTAAGAAGAATTGCAGTAAGCGGAACTGGCGGCGGCGGTGGAGCAGGTTCAACCATCGCTAGCGCTCCTTTAATGCCTCAATCTATTACTGGCGGCACAAGCATTTCATCTAATGATTTCCCAGTTGCAGCAATGTCAGGCGGTGCGGCAGTTGGTCAAGGCGGTGACGTTTACGTAGAGGTAGTCATTGACGGTCAGAAGGTTGCGGGAGCAGTAAGCAGCTACCAAACAAATAATTATCTTTCAGGTTACAGGATCGATCTTAACCGTGATCTCGGAACATTCCTGTAATGGCTTTACCTGCCCAAATTGCTGTATCGTTTGACTTTACTTCAGGCGCTACTTTCGGCTATCCCTTCACCATAGGAGATCCTGTCTATGGCCTATTGGGTGTTGGCACTTTGGCATCTACAACTACTCCAGCGCCTACAGTTGATCTGACTCCAGACGTTTATTCGATCAGCATCACTCGCGGTCGTAACATTATGCGCGATACCTACGAGGCTGGTCAAGCAACTATCAGAGTGCTCGATCCTCTTAGCTACTTTAATCCTCAAAACACAGCTTCTCCTTACTTTGGCTTCCTAACTCCACTTCGTAAGTTACGTATCTCAGCAACAGTAGGCGGAGTTGGTTACTTCCTATTTTCTGGCTACACAATCGAATACCGTTATACCTACCCTAGAGGTCAGGAAACTGGCTACGTCGATATAATCTGCACAGATGCTTTCAGACTTTTCCAGCAAGCCGCGGTGCTAACGGTGGCGAGTGCTACTGCTGGACAGGATACTGGCACTCGCATAAACAAGATCCTAGACCAAGTTTCCTGGCCTACATCAATGCGGGCTATAGATACCGGCGACACCTTATGCCAAGCTGATCCAGGAACTCCACGGCCTAGCTTAGATGCTATTAAGAATGCAGAGTTTTCCGAGCAAGGCGCATTCTTTATCGATTCAGAGGGTACAGCCAACTTCCTAAACCGCAATAACGTCATTGCTAAGTATGGCGAGACTCCGATCGAGTTCAATCAAACTACTGGCATCCCTTACACAAATCTAGTATTCGCCTTCGATGACAAGTTAATCATCAATAGCGCAGGAATGACTAGAATCGGTGGCACTCAACAGGTTGCAGATAATACAGATTCGATCACTAAATACTTCCTGCATCAGATAAACGAGTCCAATCTAGTAGTTCAAACCGATGCTGATGCTCTGAACATAGCAAAGATATACGTGGCTACTAGAGCTGAGACAACCATCCGTATCGACGCTATGACGGTAGATCTGCTCGATCCCGCAGTACCAACTGCCACAATGCTGGACTTGGACTACTTCTCAAATCTAAAAATTACTAACGTTCAGCCAGATGGCTCGACGATAGTCAAGACTCTACAATGTCAAGGACTGGATTGGAATATCACGCCAAACTCCATGAAGGTAACTGTCACAACACTTGAGCCAATAGTCGAGGGCTTCATCATAGGCTCGGCTGTATCAGGTATAATCGGACAATCAATCATGGCGTACTAGGAGATATAATGGCCGCAGGTTTAGGTTTTATCGAGTTTACAACGGGAGACGTGTTATCGGCAGCAGCCGCTAACGGCTATCTGGCCTCTCAAACCGTCATGGTCTTTGCCGACGCGGCAGCGCGTACCTCGGCTATAGCGAGCCCACAGGAAGGAATGTTTTCTTTCCTAAAAGATACAAACGCTACGCAATTCTACGATGGCGCAGCTTGGGTCAATTTAGACACAACTGGCATGGTTAATCCAATGACTACTACCGGCGATGTCATTTACTCCTCAAGCGGCACAACGCCTGCTCGTTTAGGTATTGGTACAGCAGGACAAGTGCTTAGGGTGAATAGCGGTGCAACAGCACCAGAATGGGCAACCGCCGCAACCGGCGGAAAGGTTTTGCAAGTAGTGACAGCCACTCTTACAACTACCGCATCGACAACCTCAACTACTTTTACTGATACTGGTCTAACTGCAACTATAACCCCATCATCTGCTAGTTCAAGAGTTTTAATTCTAGCAACGCTTAATGTTGGCATGACTGGATCGGCATCATCTAATATTTCTTTATTTAGAGATTCAACTAACTTACTTATTCCTACAAGTCCTAGCAATAGAACCCCGGCTTTTATGCAATTTCCAGGCGATATTACTGGTTCACAATTTGCATTGCTTCCAGCAACTATAAACTGGACAGATTCACCTGCTTCCACATCCGCCTTGGCATATAAACTGCGATATCAAGTTTCCACACCTGGCACGGCTTATATCAACCGAAGCGCAAACGACGCAGATAACGCTGCACATTCAAGAGGTGTTTCAGCAATCACTTTATTAGAAATTGGAGCTTAATTATGGGATATCTTCAAGAAGCATTGAAAGCACTCCAACCAGATGCAGAGTTCTCAACTTATGAGAACGACACAGTAATTGTCTGGAACGACGATTCAATTATTAACCCTACGCCTGAAGAAATTGAAGCAAAGATTGAAGAATTAAAAGCAGCAGAAACTAATGCGGCAACAGAAAAAGCGGCTGCTAAGGCTGCTCTTTTAGACCGCCTAGGCATAACAGCCGATGAAGCGGCTTTATTACTTGGATGAAACCAACACTTTCTAAAGCTGGACAACAGTTAAGGGAACAGTTTGATGACACCTTCCCAGATCGTGATAGACGTTCCGATGGCTGGATCGGTGATCTCCGTCATTCAACGCGCCCTAGCGATCACAATCCTGATCCAAAAGCTGGAATGGTTGTCAGAGCAATCGACATCGATCGAGATGTCTATAAGTCAGGCAAGCCCGACCTCATGCCCGATATTGCTGATCAGATTCGGCTTGCGGCAAAGCGCGGCGAGAAGCGTATCGCCTACATCATATTCGACCGCAGAATTGCATCATCTCGCATGGGCTGGCGCTGGAGAAAAT